GGAGGTGGGGGACCGGCTGGCCCAGGCGGCAGACCTGGAGGATTGCCGGGAGCTGGCGGACCAGGCCAACATGCTGCTGTGCGCGCAGAGCGGCGTCCGGCGGCTGGACATGGGGCAGGGGTGGAAGGACTTTTTCATCCGACACGACCCGAAGAACCGAAGGGACTGCATCCGGTGGGGGCTGGCGGATCTGGACCAGCACCTCCACGTGGCGGGTGGGGACATGGTGGTCATCGGAGGCTACGCCTCCGCCGGGAAGACCGCCTTCGCCCTGCAGCTGGCCTTTCACATGGCAAAGGAGCGGCGGGTGGGGTTCTTCTCCTACGAAACCAGCGTGGACAAGCTCCACGACCGGGTGGTGGCCTGCCAGGCGCTGGCCAGCTACCGGAAGATCGCGTCGGATACGCTGGAGAAGGCGGATTTTGAGCAGGTCTACGGCATGCGGGAGCAGCTGAGCGCCCCGGCCCTGGAGTTCCTGGAGGCCAGCGGCATGGGCGTTTCCAGCGTGGGGGCCTACGCCATGGCGCGGCACTACGACGTGATCGTGGTAGACTATTTGCAGAAGCTCCCCGCCGCAGGGCGGGACCGGAGGCTCAGCGACTTCGAGCGGGTCAGCCAGGTATCCGACGGCCTTCAGCAGCTGGCCCGGCGCACCGGGAAGGTGGTCATCGCCCTCAGCCAGCTGAGCCGTCCGGACAGGGAGGGCCAGCCGCCCACGCTGTCCTCCCTGCGCCAGTCGGGGCAGATCGAGCAGGACGCGGACGTGGTGCTGCTGCTCTACAAGGAGGACCCCACAGCCCCGGATTCCCGGCGGAATCTGGATTTTGCCAAGAACAAGGACGGGCGGGCGGGGATCGGGATCTCCCTGGTGTTCGATGGGGACAACCAGCGGTTCATGCGGCCCTCCGGCAGGATGATGGCGGAGAAAAAAAGGGAGGCGCCCGCGCAGACCTCCATTTTCCGGCCTGTGGCGGAGAGAGGACCTACGCCGTTTGATGAAAAGACGTGAAAGGACGTACATAGCCATGAAAACCATTTGCATCATGAATTTGAAGGGCGGGGTGGGCAAGACCGTCACCGCCGGGAACCTGGCGGATCTGCTGGCGGCGGATCACGGGAAGAGAGTATTGCTCATTGACGCGGACCATCAGGGGAACACCAGCCGGTTTTTCCGTGGGGATCAGGAGGCTGCCACCCTTCGGGAAATCCTTACGGGCGAGGCGGAGCCGTATTGGCCGGAATCGGTCCAGCGGACCGGGTACGAGGGTCTGGACCTCATTCCGGCGGACATGTCCCTGGCGGAGTTGGACGCTTCACCTGTGCAGGACCCCGGGGCCGTCTGGCGGCTGCGGGAGCTCCTGGAAGAGGTCGATCTGGACGATGCTTACGATTACGTCATCATCGACATGCCGCCGGCGTTCTCGCTGGCGGCCCGGGCGGCGCTGGCGGCGGCGGATGAGGTCATCGTGCCCATCAAGCTGGACGCCTTCTCCGTGGACGGCATGGCGGAGCTGCTGCGGCAGATCTCCGCTATGCGGAAGGTCAATGACCGGCTGACGCTGGCGGGGGTGCTGGTGACCATGTGGCGGAACATCGATGTGGTGAACCAGGCGGAGCGGGTTCTGCGGTCTGGAAATTTCCCGGTATTCGCAACCGTGATCCGGCAGACGGACCGGGTGGACGAGAGTACGTTCCAGCGGCAGCCGCTGCGGGTTTACAGCCCCAGGAGCGCCGCCTGCGTGGACTACCGGGCGTTGGTCCGGGAGTATCTGGAGGGAGGAAAAATCTGTGGGCAGCGAGGCCACCCGGCGGCGGTATGAAAACACTTACAGCGGCGTTTTTTACAAGCGGTACGTCCTGGGCCAGTGGGTGGCGGCAGACGGCGTGGTCTACTCCATGTTCAGCGAGGCGGAAAACGTCTACCGCCGGGACCAGCGGCCCTCCGGCATGGCCTGGACCTCCACGAGGGCCATCGCCGTGGACTACGGCACCGCCAACCCCACCCGGTTCCTGGAGGTCTACGATGATGAAGAGATCATCCGGGTGGACCGGGAGTACAGCTGGGACAGCCAGAAGGAGTACCGCCAGAAGACGGACCAGGAATACGCTGACGACCTGCTGTCCTTCATGGGAGAGCGCTGGTGCAGCGTGATCGTGGACCCTTCGGCGGCATCCTTCATCGCGGAGCTGCGGCGGCGGGGCGCGTACGTGATCCCGGCGGACAACGACGTGCCGAACGGCATCCGCAAGACTGCGTCGCTGCTCGCTCGCCGGTCCATCCGGATCTGCGAGGACTGTCCCTGTCTGATCGGCGAGATGGGGACCTACGTGTGGGATGAAAAGGCGTCCCGGCGGGGCGAGGAGAAGCCCGTCAAGCAGAACGACCACAGCGCGGATGCCCTGCGCTATTACGTGAACTCCCTGCCGGATTGGAGGTTTGACTGACGTGTCCAGGCGAAAAAAGGCAAATAAGAACCCGCCCGTCCCCACCCGGGACGCTTACTCGAACCCCCTGTTCCGGCTGGGGTACGGCTCCCAGTCTCCCCTGGAGGCTACAGAGTATCCCCTGACCCGTATGACGGACAACTATGCCCTGCTCAACAGCCTGTACCGGGACAACTGGGTGGTGCAGAACGTGGTGGGGATCATCCCGGACGATATGACGAAGGGCTGGTTCCATCCCACCGGCTCCCTGACGCCCCGGCAGGCGGACCGGCTCAGCCGGGCCCAGCGCGTCACCGGCCTGCGGGAGAAGGTCAACGAGGGGCTGCGCTGGGGCCGCCTGTACGGCGGCGCGGCGGGACTGCTCCTGCTGCGGGGCCAGGAGGGCGCCCTGGACCGGCCGCTGGACCTGGAGGCGGTCCTGCCGGGGACCTTTGCGGGACTGTACATCCTGGACCGCTGGTGCGGCGTCACGCCGGAGCCGGGCCTGGTGACGGACCCCTCCGACTCGGACTTCGGCCTGCCGGAGTACTACGCCATCACCGGCGGAGACGGGATGTTCACGGCCCGCATCCACCACTCCCGGATCATCCGTTTCACGGGCCGGGAGCTGCCCTGCCTGGAGAAGCTGGCGGAGCAGTACTGGGGCGCATCGGAGGTGGAGGCCCTGTACCGGGAGGTGATCCAATACGACAACACCACCGCCAACATGGCGGCGCTGACCTTCCGGGCCAATATCGACACGATGGAGGTCCAGAACCTGGACCAGCTGTTCTCCATGGCCTCCGGCGAAGCCCAGCGGCGCTTCTGGAACACCATGCAGGCCCAAAGCGTCATGCGGTCCAATTTCGGAATGCAGCTGGTGAACAAGGGGGATAAGATCACAAATACCCAGTACGCCTTCACCGGACTGTCCGATGTCCACGAGAGCATGTGCCTGAGCCTGTCGGGGGCGTCCCGGATCCCCATGACGAAGCTCTTCGGGCGTTCTCCCGCCGGCATGAACGCCACGGGGGAGAGCGATCTGCGCAACTACTACGACTACGTGGACACCCTGCGGGAGAGCAAGCTTGCCCCCGTCCTCCGGAGGATGCTCCCGGTGCTGGCTATGTCGGAGATCGGAGAAGCGCCGGAGGATCTGGATATCTCCTTCCCGCCCCTGTGGACGCCGACAGCCAAGGAAGTGGCGGAGATCGCCAGGGACAAGGCGGAGACGATCGTATCCGTATTCCAGGCGGGACTGATCCGGGCGGACACCGCCCAGCGGGAGCTGAAGAAGCTGTCCGGCGAGACGGACCTCTTCGACAGCATCACAGATGAAGAGATCGCCGCCAATAAGGGCAAAACCTATCAGGATGTAACCGCCCTGCGCGACCCTTTGCTGGGGCTGGGGTACGGCGGAGAGGAAACAGGCCCTTTTGAGCAAACGGTCGGGGACGCGCTGGCTATGGATTTCAATCCGCACCACGATCCCGCCTCCGGACGCTTTACTAGCGGCGGCGGCAGTGGTACAATGGGAAAGACCAAGTATGCGCCATCGCCGCAGAGGAATAAGTCCGGCGTGCAGCTCAAGCCGAAAACCTATGCTAGGCTATGTGGAATGCTGGGAACGCAGTTTCCGGGACTGGAAGCGGGAGAAATCAGAACAATACGTGATGCAAAACGTGAATATATGGTTAAGGCGGATGGATATGGCGGATGTACCGTAATTGGAACCAACAAGTTGAAATAGGGGGAATTCACTGTGGAGGAAAAGCTAAGAAAATTTTTGGAGCCATATATTGGGCCGGGTGCTCTTCCAAAAGATCGCGTACTACCGGAAGATGTGGATATGCTGATACATTTTGCTGTAGATGACTACACTAAGCAGGAAATCATGGATTATGGCACTGCGCACCCAGAAGCTCCGTTCTGGGATTTCCTCAAACTGATCCCTCCGATGACGCCAGAGGAAATAGAGGCGCTTCAGAAGGAGATCGACAGCGAACCTGATGACGAGGACTAAATTGTGCCAACGCTGACACCCGGCCCCGCTGACCGGGAACTGCAAAAGCTCATAGAGATATTCCTCCGTGCGGAGACGGCCATCATCAATGAAATCGGACGCCTTCGCAGCAGGGGGCTGGCGGACTACCATGTGGAAGCCGCGCTGGAGCGGGTGCAGGCTATTCTCCGAAACCTGGAAAACGGCTGCTGGACCTATGTGCCCCGGATGATCGAGACGCAGTTTTACGTCCACCACCCAGAAGCCCGAAAGCCCATGGAGGTCCCGGAGACGCCGGAGAAGCACCTGGCGGGCTACCGCAACGCCCGTGCCCTCACCGGGGAGCAGATGGACATCGTCCAGCGGCTGACGGCCAACCTGATAGGCCAGATCGCCGAGGCGGACTTGACGGTCATAGCGGGACTGGAGAGCGTCCTGCTGGGCCGTCCGGAGGGAGACATATTCCGAAAAGTGGGTCTGGCACAGTCGGCGGCGATGCAGGCCACAGGCCGGGGCGTATACAAGGCTCTGCCGGACTTTGTGGCGGCTCTGCGGCGTGAGGGCGTAACGGCCTTCATCGACAAGGCGGGGCGGCATTGGAGCTTACATACCTATGGCAGCATGGTCCTGCGCACCACGTCACGGCAGGCGGAGGTGCTGTCGGTGCTGACCCAGAACCCGGACCACGACCTCTACCAGATCAGCAGGCACGGTACGACCTGCCCGCTCTGCGCTCCGCTGGAGGGCCGGGTGTACTCCAAAAGCGGCAGGGACCCGGATTTTCCGCCCCTGTCGGCGGCGTTCGGAAAAATGGACAAGAGCGGACCGGATACGCTGGAAAACTCCTGGCTGAATATCCACCCCAACTGCCTCCACCAGCTCATCCGCTGGACGCCCATGGGGCGCAGTAAGGAGGAGCTGAAGAAGATCAAGGATTTTTCCAGCTTCGAGAAGAACCCCGTCACCCGGGACCCCCGCACCAAAAAGCAGATCGAAGCCTACCGGAAGAAGGAGGCGGCCCGTGCCCGGTTCCTGCGGGACTACCGGCAGTGGGAGCGATACCGGGAGACGGTTGGTTCTCCTGTGCCGAAACGCTTCGAGACGTTCAAAAAGCACAAATATGCAGTACTGGACCCGGAAACCGGAAAGTATACGGCGGATGATACGTTCAAACTGTGGGAAAGCGATTACCGGAAAGCAAAAGATATTGAAAAATACAGCAAAGTACGGTATCATGAGGATGGGACGGTTGTGGTGACGGATACCTGGAAGGAACACAGGTCTATCCCATCCACATATAAGCCAAATGCGGTCGTAGAAACACGATTTCCGGAAAAGCAAATTGACCGGATCTTTTATGACAGCCAAGGCCGTATGTCGGTACAAGTCCACAGCAGAGATCATGGAAGCCCAAGGTTACATCCCTACGGGCAGCACGGGGAACACGGTCATGATTTTATCCGGGATGAGACTGGAAAAATTATCGATCGGACCACACGTGAACTGACAGATGGGGAGCGAAAGGAGAACGGTGATATCCTTTGAAAAGAACACTAAGCGAGCTGCGGGAATATGCTTTGAGCCTTGTAGATGATATTGAGTTTACCTGGAAAGGCGCCCGCGGCTTGATCGTTCCGTACAATCGGGAAAAGTATATCCTCTGCTTTGAACCGGATGACCCCGGCACGGAATTCCATAATGTGGACGAAATGTTGAATGCGCCCTATATGAATGGCCGTTCTATTGCAGAAGTGTGCGGAGAAATAGATTTCTGGAGTTAGCGTATGACTGAAAAAGTAATTCATGCCATTGAGAAAATCCTGGACCGCGGCGAGCGGGTGGAGCTGATGAAGGGCCCCGGCGGAGAGGTGAAGGTGCTGCGCGTCCGGCGGGAGACGGTGCCGGTAACAGAAAACCGCTCCCAATGTACGGGAACGGCTTGACAAAGAAACAGAATGCAATATAGCGCTTCGCCCGAAACGGTGGGCGGAAAGGACCGAACGGGGTCAGTTTGCAGGGGAACCTGCAGGCTGGCCCCTTTTTATTTTGCGAGGTGAAACAGATGCTTGCCTACTACGGGGACCGCATTTCCCCCCATATGACGACCACGCCGGAGGGCTTTCTCATTTGCCACGACGTGCCCATCGCCCGCACGGGAGAGATGGACTACCGGGCGGAGGAGCTGCTTCTGGACGGCGACCCAGACCGGCTGGTAAAGGTCTACCGCCACCCGGAGGACGTCTTCGATCCCGCCGCCATAGCCAGCTTCGAGGGCAAGGAGGTCACCAGCGGACACCCTGTGGAGGACGTGGGGCCGGAAAACCGCGCGGCCTACTCCAAGGGCCACATCCAGAACGTGCGCCGGCGCGGAGACTACCTGATCGCCGATCTGCATCTGAAAGACGCCGTCCTGATCAGCGATGTGAAAAGCGGCGTCCTGCGGGAGGTGTCCTGCGGTTACAGATGCAGCTACGTCCCGGAGGGGGACGGGTACCGGCAAAAACATATCCGGGGGAATCACGCGGCAGTCGTGCCCAGAGGCAGGGCGGGCCGCGAGGTTGCAATACACGATTCGGCGGGACACGCCGGGAAAGGAAAGAACACCATGAGCAAATTTGCAGAGGCCGTCCTGAAGATGTTCGGTACGGCCGCAAAGGATGCCGGGGACGATCAGGCGATGAACGACCTGGTCGCCACCACCATGACCGCGCTGGACGCCGAACCCGCCGGGAGCGAAAACGCCGCGCCGGCGCCGGAGACGGAACCCGAGGCCAAGGAGAAGGCGTCCGCTGATGACGCCGCCCCCGCCGGAGCAGCCAGCGGGCTGGAGGCGAAGCTGGACAAGCTGATCGAGCTGCTGACGGCCCGGGACAAGCAGCCCGAGAAGCCGGAGGGAGAAAAGGCCCTGGACCAGATGATCGCCAGCCTGGACGGCGGGAGCGCCGCCACGATCCCCGCCGGAGGCGCGGCGGACGCCTGCGTCACAGGCCCCGCCCGGGACGCGGCGCTGGCTATGCTGCGGAGTATGCGTCCGGTGGTGGCTTCCATCGAAGACGCGGCCACCCGCACCAAGGTCACGGATGCCCTGCTGGGGGCCATCAAGTCTCCGGACATGCTGGGCGGCATCCTGCAGGCAGCCCAGCAGAACGCGCAGAAGGCGTCCGACGCCGCCGCGCCCGCCAGCTTCGACAAGCTGTGCGCAGATCAGAAGGCGGCCTATGACGCCAGAAATCCCCACAAGCGGAAGGAGGACAACTGATATGGGACTGCATCCCCAGAACATCGGGGCAACGATGCCCCACGGCTATGCCGGCGGCTACGCCCGGCAGCCCGATTCTATCGTCAACACCCGTCCCGCCGGGGCGGAGATCGTATTCGGCGCCGCGCTGAAGTACGACGCCAGCGGAAACGTCGTGCCCATGGGCGCGGGGGACACAGCGTCCGCTTTTGTGGGCGTGGCGTCCAAGGAGGTCAAGACCGCCCTCGCCTACCTGGACCAGAGCGCGGGCCGGTACGGATCGAAGGAGGCCGTCCCCGTCTTCATGCGGGGCGCGGTCAACGTGATCTGCCAGAAGGGCGGGCCCAAGCTGGGCGGCGCGGTCTACATCCGGATCGCGGAGAGCGATAGCTGTCCCGGCGCAGCCGTGGGCGGCTTCGAGGCGGAGGCGGACGGCAGCAACACCGTCCAGTTGGCAAACTGCCAGTGGGCGGGCCCGGCGGACGTGAACAAGGTGGCGGAATTGCGCATCCTCACCATGAACAACGCGTAAGGAGGACATGAGATGAGCAAGTTTCAGAATATGGGCACCTTTGACGCCGGAACGGTAGGCGGCGCAGCCCGCTCCGGCCGGGCAAATCCCGGCATTATGACCCTGGACGAGGCGGGAATCGCCTCCGGCGGCGCGTTTCTCCGCTCCGAGCTGGAGAAGCGGGACCCGCTGATCCGCAAGCCCCTCACCAGCGTTACGTATCCCCGGGACATCAACATCAGCACCGGCGGCGGCTGGGTGGACGCCATTTCCGCCCAGTCGGTAGGCTACGGCGTTACCGGAGGCAGCGGGGATGGGCCGGTGGGGTCCGGCGGGGCCAGCGGCGTCCCCATCGTCAGCGCCAACGTGGACAACGGCATCTATAAGGCCCACGTCTTCCAGGTGGCCCTCCGGGTCATGTTCGTGGACATGCAGAAGGCCAATTATATTGGACGTTCTCTGGACAGCCTGCTGGCTGACGGCGTGCGCCTGACCTACGACAAGCACCAGGACCAGAATGTCTATATGGGCCTCGCTCGCTACGGCACCACCGGCATTCTCAACAATCCGGACGCCGCCGAGACGATGGTGGCCGGCAACGGCGGGACCGCGTCCTCCACCAGGTGGAAGGACAAGACCCCCGCCCAGATTCTGGCGGACGTGAATGACGCCATTATCGCCAACTGGGCGGCGGCGGACTACGACGAAACCGCCATGCCCAACCACATCCTGCTGCCCTATGAGCAGTACGCCTATATTCTCAACACCCCCGTTACGGAGCTGGCTGCAGAGACGATTCTGGACTACATCATGAAGAACAACGTCTCCGCCAAGAACGGCGGCTCCCTTTACATCGGGGCCACCCGCTGGTGCAAGGGCGCGGGCACCGGCGGCACGGACCGCATGGCGGTGTACGTCAATCATGAGCGGTTCCTCAGCGTGGAGGAGCTGGTGCCCCTCAGCCGGGTGATGACGACGCCCAACGCGGCGGAGGCGTGCTATGACACCGCCTACATGGCGAACCTGTCCGAGGTGGAGGTTTTCTACCCTCAGACGATCGCTTACTATGACGGAATCTGAGGAGGAGCGGATATGTTTGTTGTATCCAAGAGAAATATCATCCTGCCCGGCCCCAACGGAGAAAGGTTCCATATGCCCAGAGACTACATGGGGCCTGTCCCGGCCTGGGCGGAGGAGTCCGCCTATCTGAAAGCCCTGGCGGCGGACGGCAAGGTTATTATCTCCGACAGCGGCAGGGACAAGGATATCGATGAGGCTGAGAAGAAGGGGAAAAAGGCCCCGAAGGCTCCCAAGGAGGATCCCCCGGAGGAGCCCTCCGGCGGTGAGAACCGGGAGGGCTCCTGATGGATTGCCGGAAGCCGCAGTTCTTCGGCGTCCGGGAGGCCGCGGCCAATATCAGCCGCGGCAGGGGGGCTTACTCGGCGGAGATGTTCCAGGAGGACTTCCCCCAGTTCTATACTGCTGGAACGGAGGATACGCCAGCCGCCTGTCTGGTACCGCCCGCCATGCTGGAGGAGTTCATCCGGCAGGCCAACGCGGCTGTCACGCCGGACAAGTGGCCGGACGGCTGGCGGTATGCCGCCGGGCTGTATGCGGCCCACCAGGCGGCGCTGTATCTCCGCACGTACGCCCCCTGCTCCCCGGATGCGGCCCACGCCGCCGCCACGGGGGCGCTGGTGGGCGTGGTGAAGTCCGCAACCCTGGGGGACAGCTCCGTCAGCTATGACACCGACGCGCTGACAAAGGCCACGGCGGACTGGGGCGACCTCAACGCCACCCAGTACGGCCAGCTGCTGGCCACCAGGGCCCGGCTGGCGGGCATGGGAGGGACCTACGTCGTATGAACTACGCCGACTGGTATACCGACCGCATGGACATTCACCGGGTAAAGCCGGTAAAGGATGGCGCGCTGACCCGCCATGAAAGGATACAGGTATCGGAGGACGTTCCCTGCCGGATCTACCGCAGCGGCGTCCACGGCCCCCGGATGCAGTCTACCGCCGCCTATATGGAGAGTACGGACGACAAGCTGGCCTGCGACAACGCCGCGGACGTGCGGCCCGGGGATGAGCTCCATATTTACCGGGGCAAGGGCCTGGGGCGAACCCGGCAGATCATCCGGGCCTTTGCCGGGGAACCGGCCCGCTATTACGAGCCCTTCGGCGCGGTGATCCCCGGGCTGGCCCACCAGGAGATTGCCCTGCTGCAAAAGGAGTATCTGGACGCGGAAGCGGAGGAGGGAGCGAACGATGGCGCTGGGCGGCGCGCTGCAGAAGCGCATGGAGGAGCTGGCGAAGCGCCAGCCTATGATCGAGAAGCGGCTGGCGGAGATTGCGGAGGGCGCTGCCCTCCGGGCGGTGGAGGAGGCGGTTAAAAAGACGCCTCCCAACACCTATGGGGATGGCGAAATCAGGGGCGTCCACAGCATCACCGGAGAGCTGGCGGAACACTGGGCCGCTGACAGCCAAACGGCCCCAGTCCGGTCCGGCGGGCAGTTGATCACTACCCTCGCCAACGACAAGCAATATGCCAGCTATGTGAACGACGGGCATGACGTGGACAAACACTTCGTCCCCGGTCTGTACGTGGATGATGCGGGCGCACTCTCGTATGATCCGGAAAGAGACGTTGGATTGATTGTAGGAACAAAGACCAAGTACGTCCCGGGCCTCTACATGAAGGAGGCCGGCGTGGAAAAGTACAAGGAGGTCACAGAAAAGGAGCTGGACAAGCTGGCAAAGGAGATGTTCCGATGACCTTCACCATGTCCGCCCTGGCCCGCTCCCTGGCGGACTGTCTGTCCCCGGAGCTGCCCGGCGCGTCCTTCTACGCTGACCCTAACCAGCAGGGGACCCGCTCCCCCGCCCTCTTTCTCCGCCAGACCACCGCGAAAATCTCCCCGCAGCCCGGCGGCGCATTCCTCCGGAGGCTGGGACTGGATCTGGTGTACCTGGACCGGTTTTACACCGTCCGGGAGGAGAGCCGCCTCCAGGCGGCGGCGGACGTGATGGACCAGATGCTTGAGACGTTTCCCTATGCAGCGGAGAAGGACGGAAAAGCGGTTGCCCTGCGGACCTATGACCGCCATTGGGAGATCGCCGACAGTACGCTCCACTACAAATTTCAGCTCCGCCTGCGGCTCACACAGGCGGAGGACGCGGCCCTGATGCGGAGCATCCAGGAATTGAACATGGAGGTTTGATCATGAGCGATACCAAGACCAAAGCAGAGAAGGCATATCCCACGGAAGCCCTGCTGTCCAGCAAGGCTCTGGCGGGATACCAGCCGGATTTCGCCAGGGCGCTTCTGACGAAGAGCGCCTATACCGTCCGGGAGGCGAAAGACATCCTGGACAAGTATCTGAAAGGAGGGAAGACCTGATGGCAGGCGGCAGCTGGACGGCGCAGAATAAGGTCCGTCCCGGCATTTATATCAACTTTACCAGCAAGGGCGGCCGGAACCTGACCCCCGGCGGCAGGGGCGTCCTGGCGGGCATCCGGCCTCTGTCCTGGGGGCCGGTGGGGGAGCTCATGACCATTGACGCCGGCGCGGACGTGACGCCGTACACCGGCTATGGCATCACGTCTCCCCAGGCCCGCTTTCTTCGGGAGGCAATGAAAGGTACGGATGTGACCGGCGGTCCCACAAGGATCCTGCTGTACCGTCCTGCGGCGGCAGAGAATGCGCGGATCAGCCGCCAGTCCATGCGCCTTGTAAGGGGCGGCAAGCGCGGTGAGAAGGAGCTGGACAGCGAGGCATACACCAACCGCATCATTGTGGCGGCCACACTGGAGCCGGACTTCTCCAGCGAGGCCATGTGTAAGGCATACGGCACGATGGACCCCGTCGAGGTCCCTGGAAAAATGCTGTACGCCGGAGAATACAAGCAGCTCATGGATGCCATCATGGCGCTGTCGCACTTTGATGACGATCTGGAGGACGAGGTAAAAAACTGATGGAAGGGGGCGACCCGGACGCCCTGCTGGCGTACTACATGTTCGTCAACCACGGGTGGGCCCCCGGTCAGGTGGACGTCCTGACGGACCGGGAAAAAGTCCTGATGACGCAGTTCGCGCTGAAGGAGATCCATTCCAGGCCGAAGGCAAAGTGAGGTGACTGTACATGGCGGTGATACGGGAAGAGCTGGTCCTGGCGGATCGGTTTTCAGCGGTATTTTCCAAGTATCTGAATATGGGGCGGACGGCATCCGGTACTATGCAGGCCGCGGCGAACAGCCAGAACGCCTTTACTGAAGCTGCCGTCCAGAGCAGCGCGGCCTTGGAAGAGATGGCGGGCACGGGCAGCCGGGCGGCGGAGGCGGTGGAAGAGATCGGAGACGCCGCCCGGCAGATGGCCGGCGCCTCTGGTGATGCCGCCAACAGGCAGAACCTCCTCAACCGCTCCATGCGCAGCGGGTCCTCGGCGGCGGACAGCCTGACCCGTAAGATTATGGGCCTCGCCGCGGCATACCTGAGCCTGCGCAGCGCCCAGAAGCTCATCAGTCTCTCCGACACCTGGACGCAGACCACGGCCCGCCTGGACCGCATGAACGACGGACGGCAGACCACGCCGGAAGTGCAGGATATGATCTTCAACGCCGCCCAGCGTTCCCGGGGAGACTACCAGGACACGGCGGACATGGCGGCAAAGCTGGGTACCCTGGCTCCGGACGCCTTCGGCAGTACGGCTGAGGTCGTAGCCTTCGCGGAGCAGATCAACAAGCAGTTTGCCCTGGCGGGTACCAGCGCCCAGGGAGCTCAGGCGGCCATGCTTCAGCTCACCCAGGCCATGTCCTCCGGCATTCTGCGGGGCGAAGAACTCAACTCCGTCTTGGAGCAGGCCCCCACCATCACCCAGTCCATCGCAAAATACATGGGCGTGACCATTGGGGAAATGCGGGAGCTGGCCAGCGAGGGAAAGATCACGGCGAACGTAGTCAAAGCCGCCGTTTTCTCGGCGGCGGAGGAAACCAACGCCGCCTTTGAGGCTGTCCCGCTGACCTTCTCCCAGGCTATGACCCTGGTGAAGAACGAAGGGCTCAATGCCCTGCGGCCCGTCCTGGAGGAGCTGAATGCCTTTCTTAACAGCGACATTGGAAAGGACGCGCTGAACGGCTTCCTATCCGCCATCCGCATGGGCGGGGAGCTGCTGCTGTGGCTGGTAAAGCTGGTGGAGAGCGGCGCGGCGTTTATTGCGGAGAATTGGGACACCGTCTCCACGCTGCTGATTGGCGGCGCGATAGCTGTTGCGGCGGTGATGACTGCGGCGGCGATCCAGTCGGCAATTGCCTGGGCCGCCGCCAACTGGCCGCTTCTGCTGATTGTTGGCGTTATTGTTCTGGTTATCTTCATGGCCCGCCAGATGGGAGCGACCTGGGAGGACATCTGCGGCGTGGTTGGCGGCGTACTGTATGAACTGTATGCTTTTGGCAACAACATGGTAGCGGATACCTGGAATTACTTGGCGATGTTTGCGGAATTTTTCGCAAATTTTTTGAACGATCCTATTGCCGCTACCGCCCATCTGATCACGGATTGGGCCGACTGGACACTCAGTATCATACAAAACCTCGCCAGCGCAATTGACGCTGTGTTTGGAAGCAATTTGGCCGGAACCGTAAACAACTGGCGTTCCAATATGCAAAGCCGGGTGGATTTCCTCTTCGGTGAGAATAAAATTAAAGTTCAGCGCATGGAGAAAATCCAGTACGACGACGCCTGGGACCGTGGATCGGAGATGGGCCGCAGTGTGGGCTCCGCCCTAGACAATTTCAATATAACAGACTTTATGAGCGGCATGGGCGGCAGCGGTTTCGACTACTCTTCCCTGATGGCGGCCTCCGGCATCAACAGCGCCCTCTCCGACATTGGCGCAGACACTAAGGCCATCCGTAACAGCGTGGCCCTCTCTGAAGAGGACATCAAGCTCTTGGTGGATATGGCCACCCGGGAGTATGTAAACAACATCAACCTCACTGCTCAGACGCCCGTCATCAACATAACCGGTCAGAACACCGGCGACACAGAAATGGACAAACAGGCTCTCGCCGATACCCTCCGGGACATCCTCATGGAGCAGGCGGCCAGCCATACCGACCTGGCCTACACGTAAGGGAGGCTCTTCATGGAAAACAAATACGGCCTCTATATCGCCCACGAGGGCACGGTGGTCCGCCTGCCGGTCAACCCGGAGAGCTACGCCATCACCAAGGATAACGACAACGGGAACTACAACGTCCTGGGCGTCGGCCCCATCATGATCCCCCGGACGCCGAAGCTCCGGACAGCCGCCTGGTCCGGACTCCTGCCGGGGCGTCCGGAGCTGGGGGCGGTCCTGACGGCGGGGCGTTTCCAGCCGCCCAAGTTTTATATCGACTTCCTGGAAGCCGCCATGGATGAAAAATGGACCGTCCGCTTTGTGGCGAACCGCTATCTGGAGGACGGCTCCGCCCTGTTCGACACCAACATGGAGGCCCTGGTCACTCGCTTCAAAACCGAGGAGCGGGGAGGGGAAACAGGGGATTTCTACTACGACATCGCCCTGAGCGAATACCGGGACTACTCCCCTAAAACCGTCAAGCTGCAGCCGCCTGCGGAGGAAGGACAGCCCGTGACCGCCACGGCGGAGACGGCCCGTTCCGTTCCCCAGGGCCAGCTGACGGCAGGACAGTCTGTTACAGTCAACGGCGACTGCTGGTACACCAGCTATGGCGGAGAGCCCCACACGGTCCTCTCAGGCTTTCACGGACAGATTTCCCGGATCATCACCACCGATCCCCGGCGTCCATACCCTTACCATATCGTCACTGAAAGCGGCGGCGCGACTGCTATGAGGACGGCAAGCCCCTTCCGGTGAAGGGCGGCTATATCATCCTCAACCGGGCCCTGGAGACCGGGGACAAGGTGCTGCTCCTCCGGGTCATGCGGGGCCAGCAGTTCATTATTCTGTCCCGGGTGTTTGAAAAGGAGGTGTAGCCATGCTGCCGCAAGCGAATATCGACCTGTCCCGAGGCGTGGTCTTCCAGGATCAGCCCTCCCTCACCTGGATCGCGGACCCGGTGACCAACCGGCTCCGGGGCCGGGGGGACAACTGGGAGGCGGTCCGGCAGGCGGTGGAGGTCATCGTCCACGTGGAGAGGTTCAAATGGCAGATCTATACGCCCAACTTCGGCACGGACTACGACGGCCTGCTGGGGACCGAGCCGGGCTACGCCGCCTCCGAGCTCCGGCGGCGGCTGGAGGACGCCTTCCTGCCGGACAACCGGATCCTTGGCATCAAGGACTACGTACACACATTCCGGGACGTGCGCCTGACCGTCACCTTCACCGCGCTGACAGTGTTCGGAGACGTCCCCGGCAGCATGGAGGTGACGCTGGCATGATCGACCTGAACAAAAAGACCTACCGGAACATTTTACAGGCCCAGCTGGACCGGGTGCCCAATTCCCTGGACAAGCGGGAGGGCTCCATGATCCAGACCGCCCTAGGGGCGGGGGCCTACTCCCTGGAGGAGTTTTATCTGGAGCTGGACCAGGTCCAGCGGGGGGCCTACCTCCAGACCGCCGTGGGCCAGGACCTGGAGTATCTGGCCGTCCTGGCCAACGTCCAGAGGTACCCCGCCTCTCCGGCGGTACGGCTGGGCGTGTTTAATATTGACATCCCCATCGGCTCCCGATTCTCCACCATCGACGGCGCGGACAGCGTCAACTTTATTGCCACAGAAAAGATCGCCGGTGGCCGCTTCCAGATGACTTGCGAAACTCCCGGCGGTATCGGCAATCAGTACACCGGCCCCATCCTGCCCATCACCTATATCCAGGGCCTGACCTCGGCGGAGCTGACGGACATCCTGGTGGCGGGAGACGATGCGGAGAGCGACGGCGATCTTCGTAAGCGCGCCATCACCGCGCTGAACGAGCAGCCCTTCGGCGGCAATGTGGCGGACTATAAGCGGGTGGTTCTGGCAATCGACGGCGTAGGCGGGCTCCAAGTTTACCCCACCTGGGACGGCGGCGGGACGGTGAAGCTCTCCATCATCGGCGCGGACTGGATGCCGGCCTCCGAACAGCTGGTGGAGGCGGTCCAGAACACGGTGGACCCTCCGCCCAGCCAGGGCCTGGGCTACGGCACGGCACCCATCGGGGCCAGGGTCACCGTTACCACGCCGGAGACGGTGGAGATCAACGTCTCCGCCACTCTGGCAGTTGGTCCAGGATATACCGCCGCCCAGCTGGCCAGGCCAGTGCGGCAGGCGGTGGGCGAATACCTTCTGGCCATCCGCCAGGAATGGGACCAGCCGGAGGGGTCCGGCATGACCCACTACGCCTCCTGGGTCTACGCTGCCCGCGTGACGGCGGCCATACTGTCGGTGCAGGGCGTGATCAACGTCACGGGCCTCACCATCAACGGCGCGGCGGAGGACCTGCGGCTCACCGAGGACGGCCTGCTTCAGCAGGTGCCGGCGCTGGGGGAGGTGGCGATCCGTGCCTGAGACGCAGATCTGCAAGTACTACCCGCCCTGGTTCCGGCGCATCCTGGACTTCCAGGCCCTGTGCCAGACGGAGAAGGCGGAGCTGGACGCTATGGCGGAGGCAATGGACCAGATCCGCAAAAACCTCTTCGTCCAGACCATGGACGAGGGGACCTGCGCCCAGTGGGAAGCCATCCTCCGCATCCTGCCCACACCGGAGGAGACGCTGGACTTCCGCCGCCTGCGGGTGCAGAACCGGCTGAGCCTGCGCCCGCCCTTTACCCTGGTCTTCCTGCGGGAGAAGCTGGACCTCCTTTTCGGTCCGGGCAATTACGAGGTGGAGGCGGACTATCCCAACTACACCTTGTACATTGAGGCTCCGGCGGAGGAGCGGTCGTACTTTACGGAAGTCTCCGCCCTGCTGCGCATCGTCAAGCCCTGCCACATCGTCTATATCCCCAGGCCCCGCCTCCGGGCCGGACTGCTGCTGTCGGAGCGGATCAGCCGGGGGCGGATGCTGTACAACTACATCCTCGGGCAGTGGCGGCTGGGGGAGAAGCCCTTCGTCACCTACGAGGAACAGGAGGTTTTGAAATTGGAGACAACGCCCAGCGTCACGCCGGCGCTTTTAAATCAAACCGCCGCCTTTGCGGCATCCGATGTGGCATCGGTCCGCATCAACGGCGGCATCCTCATCACCGCTCTGACCCGCTCTGCCGCCGGGAACGTGGGCAGCGTATCCTATTCCATCCGGCGGGAGCAGGCGGAGGAGGTCACCCTGGCGGAGCTGCTGGACAAGGACAGGAACGTGCTCTCCTCCAGTCCGGTGGTGGTGCCGGTTCTGGAGGATACGGTCGTGCTGCGGCACAGCTTTACGGTAAAGGAGGGGACGTAACATGGCGGAGAAGCCCATCAAGATCCCGCTGCCGGCGGATTTGCCGGAGGACTGGAATGCAGGCCAGATCGTCGCGCCGGACGGGACTGCCGTGGGCCTGACGGAGCGGCATGGGTATAACTACCTCATGGCGGCGGTGAACCGGGCCCAGAGGGGCGTGAATGAGGTCAATGAGGCGTTTGGGACGGTGAGCGGGAAACGGACCTGCCGTTTTGTGGTGGGGACCTCCGCCGCTGGGTGGACGGAGGCGGACTGCGATTTTTTGTGCGATGGGGTGGATGATCAGGAGGAGATCCAACAGGCCGTGAACGCACTACTAGATGCGGGCGGGGAGATCGTTCTGCTGGATGGACGCTACCAGCTTACACAGGAGGTATCCGTCTATAATCTGACAGGGAGTATTTCTATTTCCGGCAATCCTGGCAGTACGGTCATAAGCGGGGAGGAATTATCTGTTGGAGCATTTACAAGTTCTTTTTTCAAGTGCTTTGTAGAGGGGATCACCTTCGAGTCCTCCCAAGTATCCGGAAACGAAATATCGTTGTTTATCAGAAACTGTCTCTTTATAGATACCACTGTCTATTTCACCCAGCAGGAAGCAGACAGGTCCTGCGTGTTTTTCTGCAATGGAAACGAATTCCGTCAGAGCGGCAACAACTCGGTTATTTCCGTTTCTCTAATATGCCGTGATGCATTTCCGAGGACCCCATGTACCATTTCGAATAATGTCATCCATGCGGAGAAAGCGTCCGATGTGCTGCGTTTTATGAATGGAAGCGTTGAAAATGGGGCGTATACAATTCTCGGAAATATCATCACTTGCAGAGAATTGTGCAAAATATTTACAAATACCAGCGGCAATATCATCGGGAACAGCCTTTATAACTGTGGTATATACTCCTATAGCGGGACTGCGGTAGTTGGAAACCGTTTGCTTGGTGGGAGCATCGTTGCAGAAGCGGTTCGAAGTGATACTTCGATCGCAAAGGTTGGCGCCACTGTGTCAGGAAATTATTTGCAAGACGGAAGGATCTCTGCGGTCGGGAATGTAAGTTTGACCGGGAATTCTGTTGTGATTGTTTCCGATAATACGATAGAAAGCGCTATTCGGTTGCGTAAAAACGCCTCAAATAACCCGGAAGACCAGAGTCCGGCAATTGTCGGAAATTATGTGGCAGGCAGCTTGTGCGGCATTTTGCTGGAGGAGCCTGGTACAAGTATGGGGAATAAGAACTGCCGAAACGCCATGGTGAACAGCAACCGCATCTATGGTGCTCAGACCCCAATCAAAATCGGGGCGCACTGGAGCGGCTGCATGGTGACGGACAACCTGTTCACCACAGGGACCATTGAGGACAACGGGGAAAATAACATCGTCCGCTTCAACAGTGACGATACCAGCGGAGGCGGCAGCACCCCCGCCACGGTCCAGCAGGCCACCCCCACCATCACTGTCAATGCCGACGGCGCCGTGACTGCCCGGGCTACCCAAGCGGCCGGCTACGTCGCCGCCGGGACCCGCAGCGCCACTTACCAGCTTTCCAACGCCGACGATACAGACCTGACTCCGGAAAATATCAAGGACGGCGTGTCCATTTTCGGTGTGGTTGGGACACTGGAAACCGGCGGCGGCACGGCTGGCGTGACCAGCTTCAACGGACGGTCCGGCGAGGTGAGGCCCGGGAACAACGACTACACGGCGGATATGGTGGGCGCGGTAGCGTCCTCTGCCGCAAAGGACATCCAGGCCATGACGCAGGCGGAATATGACGCCCTGGCATCGAAGAGCCCCACCACCCTGTACCTGATCAAGGAGTAGGCTATGCTGAAATTAGGTGAAACCGGCGTATCCGCCCTGTATCTGGGAGATGCGAAAATAAAAAAGGCGTATCTGAGGAGCGAGCTGGTTTTTGAGGAGAAGAAGCCGTCCCGACTGCCGGCGGGGTATACGGAACTGGAATATGTATACCCGCCAAACAACACATCTGCGCATTCAACGACAGTCACATACTTGTCAAACGGTGTGCTAGACATGGATATCACCGTGACTGAAACGCTAGCAGGCACATGTGACATATTTTATTGCAACCAATATTCTAGCTCTAAAAATTATTTTGTTACAATTGAGGCGCGTAAAACTGGCTTTTGGATAATGTCCTACCCGGGAGCGGTCAACACAACAGCCAGCCCCGTTCAGCTTACCACAAGCATTCCACCAGGAGACTACCATATTCACGTGGATGTTCCTAATAAGACTGTATCTATCAATAATGTGACAACGGCTATTCCCAATATGGCAACAGCTAACGCAAATTCACAGGTAGGCGCATATTTGGACAAATCAGGTTCCAGCAAAATAAGGTTCCGCGAGTGCATTATAACAAACACCGCAAATACCGCTAATAGCAGGAATATGCACCTGGTTCCTTGCAAGAATTCTGCAGGCAAAGTGGGCTTTTATGATTTGTACAGAGGAACATTTTACGGCCCCGGCAATACGAACTATCCGTGGGCTGCCGGTCCCGCCGTCTGACCCTGCAAAAAAGCCGCCTCCGACGGGGGCGGCGGGAATCATCAAAATTTGACAAAACACGGTGCGTCATAGTATAATAAACACGCCCGCCAGCCAGGCGGGACGGAATGGCGCGCTGTTGCATATGGCGGTTAGCTGCTTCCCTCGAAAGGGGGTGAGGCTGATGTGGAGAAAGAAGCTGCTCAAGGCTGCTCTCACTGTGATTTTCATGGTGCTTGTAGCGGTAATGCTTACCACAAAAGCGTGCTGACTGCCCGGTGGCACGAGCAGTCAGCATTAGGAAACTAATGTGAATTGCGAGGGCTAACCGCTTGTAACAGCGCCCTTCTGTGTTTATTATACCCAACCGCTCCCGTTTTGTCAAGATGATGAAACGAGAGCGGTTTTTATTTTCACCACAAAGGAGGACAATATGGAACACGTAAACAAATTCAAGGCGGCGATCGCCGCGCTGACGGGAGCGCTGACGGCCCTATGGGGCTGGATGGGCTGGCTGGCGGTCGGCTGGATCGTCTGCATGGGGCTGGACTACCTCACCGGCTCCATGGCGGCAGCCAAGGCGGGGGCGTGGAACAGCGCACGGGCCCGGGAGGGTATCTGGCACAAATGCGGGATGATCGTGGTAGTGCTGGTGGCGGCAGGTGTGGACCTGCTGCTGGAGGCGGCGCTGGAGCATCTGCCGGGAATCCAGCTGCCTTTTGAGTTCGGCGGGCTGGTGTGCCCTATGGTTCTGGTCTGGTACATCATCACAGAACTGGGCAGCATCGCGGAGAACGGCGTGGCGCTGGGGGCTCCGGTGCCGGGGTGGCTGGTGAAGCTGCTGGCGGCGGGGAAGGATGCAGTGGACGGCGCTGGGGAAAAGATCGCAGGAGGCGGCAATGGGAACGGTTAACGAGCTGCTGGGCATCGCCCGGAAACAGATCGGCGTAAGCGAGGCCCCGCCCGACAGCAACAATGTCCGGTACAACACCTGGTACTATGGCCGGGAGGTCATGGGCAGCGGGTATCCGTGGTGCATGGTATTCTGCCAGTGGGTATTTGACCAGGCGGGGGTGACGCTTCCCCGGCGGACGGCCAGCTGCGGCGACCTGATGAACGCCGCGAAGGCGGCGGGATGCTGGGTCGTGCGGGACTTTCAGCCTGGGGATGTGGTGATCTACGACCTCTCCGGCCGGCAGAAAACCACCCAGCACTGCGGCATCGTGGAACAGGCCCTGCCAGACTATGGGGTGCAGGCCATTGAGGGCAACACCTCCCAGGGCGGCGGGAGCCAGGACAACGGCGGTATGGTATGCCGGAAGAATAGGGCCGACAAGTATATTATCGGGGCCGTGAGGCCCGTGTTTGAGTCGGAGAAAGGAGAGGACGATACGCCTCGCCATAGATACTCCTCCCGTTTCTTTCGGATGTTCTCTATGACGATGATACTCCTTTGCCCAGTC